CATGGCCCGGTCCGGCGTTGCTCGTCTCCTCGATCAGAGTGTCGAGCGTCAACGGCTCAGCTTCGACAGGCGCAGCCGCGTGGACGAGAGCGGCAGCTTTCGCAGCGGCGGCCTTCATCGCCTCAAGGTCGGGCTTTGGCGATGCTACCGGCGTAGGCGTCGCGGCCTTCACGGGCTTGGCCTTGGCCTCCTCCGCTTTCCGCTGCATCTCCGCTCGTTCAGAGAAGGCGTTCTTCGTTGGTTTCTGTCGGTTCGTTGCCACGTACATGATGATACCTCCAAAGAGTGAAAGGGGCTCCCTGAACGGGAGCCCCTTGGATGTTCTAGAAACCGGCGTCGATCGTGCCGCCGTTGGCCAGGGCGGGAGCGCCACCGCCGACCGGCGGGAACTCGGTGACGGCGATAGCGCCATCGCGCGGGGCGCTGAAAGACCAGCTCACCTCGACCTGCGGGTTACCCTCGCGATCCATCTTCACTTCGTTGTTCTTTCGGTTGTCCGTGGCAACCTTGGTCTTGGCTGTCACGGTCTTTCCGATGATCGCACGCGCGACCTGGTCAAGGGTGGGCCGCTGCTGCAAGACGGTTTCGTCCGTGATGCCGAACGCCTTCATGTTCTGCATGAAGATGTTGACCGTCTTTTCGGTCTGGTAGATCTTGTGGTAGAACGTCGTCGGACGCTTACCGGCGTGCTCGCCTTCGGTGATCTTGAGTCGAGTCTCGATGAAAGCGTTGCCGTTCTGGTTCTCCCCGGCTTCGGCCGACTCGATCCGGCACTGGTAGACACCCACGGGGGCGACCTCAGTGTGTCCGTTCTCCTTCGCCTTAGCGACCAGGACATCCCACGGGACAGTAGTCATGTTCTGTGTTCCTTACTCCGGCACGAAGCCGGGGAAGATTTGGCCCATCATCTTCGTGATGTTGGGGTTTTCAACGGTGTTGTTCTCGAACCGGTCTTCGAAGTGCGAACCGGTGATGTAGTTCGGGTTCGGCTTCACCATGAGCGAGCGAACCAACGGGCTGTCAGCGGCAATGATGCCATCCGCGTTCGGGACCTGCTTGACCGTGAGGCAAGCCGTGGTGTTCATCCAGTAGGCGATGCCCTTTCGAAGCGCGCCCTCCATGTTCGGTACGTACTTGCCGTCCGACCGAAGGTCACCTTCGGCAGTGAACACCGCGACCCGGAACGGGTTGCGCACGTCCTTCACCATGTCACGGAACCGCTGCACCTTCTCGGACATGCGGGTCAGGAGCTGACCCCAGTCCGAATACTGCTGGTTCCCGGACTGGAAACCGGGCAGCGCTTCTTTGCAGCGTTTCTGGAGTTGCGTCACCGAGTCGACAACGATCGACTGGAACGGGTGGTCAGGCTGGATAGTCCACCCGATGACCTGCTCGACGGTTTCCCATCGGAGCACGTCGACCACGCAGATGTCCCAAGTCCCGTCCGCCTTCGGTGGCGCTTCCTTGGGGTCCCACCACACGACGCGGTAGGGCTGGTTCGGGTTGTTGGGGTTCTTACGCCCCTCGAACGCGTTCCAGCTCCCCTCCGCGTCGAGCGCGAGCACCGGCCCGGGGCAGCTCGCCCCAAGCGTCGACTTGCCGCGCTTAGTTTCGGCGTAGACGAGAAATGTCGCGTTGTGTCGCGGGTTTCTGTCTTGTGTCATTGCATCCTTTCCCTTTGTCCTAGGTCTGAATTATATCATGCGGCGTAGCGGGCAAGCGGGTCACGCTCGCTGAACTCCTCCCGCACCATGTCCTCAGCTCGTGACCCGTCATCGAACATTGGGCACAGCGTGAAGAACTGGCACCGCCAAGAACAGGTGTCGTCAGGGCTCGGCTCAGCGATGTGCGCCTGCTCTTCGACCGTGGCGTCTTTGAGCAACGCCTCAAGTTCGAAAATCTTCGTGATCTTCCGCTTCATGTGCAGTTCGTACGAGGCGATCTGGTCGTCGTTGTGGTTTACCTCGAACCGGTCATAGAACGGCGGTTTCGCCTGCTTGCCGCGCTTGACCTTTTTAAGGACGTTGTACAACGCGCCGTCGCTCCACGTGCCAGCCGGTTGCGTCATGCGTTCCAGCCACGCGTAGTGGAGCATCTGCGGGTTCATGTGCAACGTACTCAGCGCGGAGGTGAGGCTAGCTGCCGTCTTGTGGTCAACGAACTTCCGCGCGCCGTCCATCAGCCGAAGCACGCGAGCGTCCAACTTGCCGACGACTTCGAACTCACCGAACCGCTCCACGATCTCAGGCGCGAACTCCGAACCGCGAACCGACACGATCTCCTCAATCGCGGTGAACTCGATACCGGCATCGACGCCGGACTCGGCAACCCAATCGGCGTAGCCTTCCAGCATCGCGCGTTCGAGTTCACAGTCCTTGTCAAAGGCTTTGGACACCTCCACATCGGGATACACACCCAGTTCGGCGCAGTTCTCCAGATACGCCTGCCAGTCGGCATCCTGGGCGGCCTTGAGTACATCAAGGTACGCCTCAGGGTTCGGCCCGTAGAACGCCTCCAATCCGGTGTGCACGCGACTGCCGGACCGGAGCGGCCCCGAAGGGTTGAGCGCGACCGGCGACAAGCGTCTGTAGTCACTCAACCACCACCTGCGAGCACAGGCGAACGTCTTAAACTCACTCTGGCTGAATCTTCGCACGTTCCCTCTCCTCCTTCACTTCGGCCTCGTACCTCGGTGCCCAGCGTTCCACGAACGTTCTGAGGTTCGCGATGCGCTTGCGTTTCTTCTCTTTGGCGATGTACTCGGGCGTTGCCCGTGGGTCAGAGTAGTTCATGCTCGGTGGCATCAGTCCCCCATCAATCCGGTTGCTTCGATCCGGGCCGCTTCCGCGTCCAGATCATCGGTGGTCTTGCCCAGCGCGAGGAGCTTAGCGCGGTCGCGCACGATCTCCTCAAGCCGTTCCGCTTTGTCGTACAGTCTTTCGAGTTGCGTCTCTTCGATCGTGCCAGCGGCCACCAGGTCGATGATCGTCACCTTGTCATGCACTTCGGAGCCGATGCGGTGGATGCGATCGACGCCCTGGTTATTGTCGATGGCGCTCCAGGATCGTTGAAGCCGAACCATGGTGTCAGCGCGCGTCAGATTCAGCCCGACGCCACCGGCTTTGTAGGTCAGCAGGATGTAGTCGATCTTGCCATCCTGGAACGCCTGCACTGCTGCGTCACGCTCATCCCCTGACACGCCACCGGTCACCCGAGCGAACGGGATACCGGCATCGGTCATCCGCGTGGCCGCGAGGTCGATGAGCTGCCGGTGCTCAGCAGCGATGACCATGGGCTTGCCCGGCTCGTCTTCGATGATCGACATGAGTTCATCGATCTTCGAGGATTTCGGGCTGTCGGTAAGCGACACGATCCACGTGGCGGGGTCCTCAGGAGTCTCCCCCTGGTCGACCTCACAGTATGCGGACGCGAATTGCAGCAGTCGGGTCGCCCCCGCAAGGTTCCCGTTGGCGACGAGAACCGTTCCGTCCTCAAGCACCGTGACGAGCCGTTCGGCAATGTCCTTGTACGCCTTCGCCTGCTTGGGGCTCATCTCGACATCGCGTCGCATGAACACCTTGTCGGGCAGCTGCTTGAGTACATCGGCCTTGATCATGCGGCGGAAGTGCGGGTCAAGGATCTTGAAGAACTCCTCTTTCGTCTCGGGCTTGAGGCCGACAATCGACATGCCGCCGAAGTGGTTGTACTCGATCCGGGCGTAACGGTCGATGAAGGCGGACTTCGAAGGGAACACGTCAGGCGCGATAGCGTGCCCGATCGACCACAGGTCACCAGGGTGGTTCGCCACCGGCGTACCTGTGAGCGCCCAGCGGTATTCGACAGTCGGACCGTGAAACACGTTCCAGATAGCGCGCGTCTGCAAGGCGTTCGGGTCCTTCACCCTGTGTGCTTCATCGAGTACGCACACCTTGAACGGGATGCGGTTCAGTTCCTTTTCGTGTACCTCGCAAGCGGACTCTTTCAAGTCCGGTGTTCCCGGCTGCGTCTTCGTCTCGCACTCCATACAGCGCTTGAGGCGCGTCGAACCGTAGGGGGACAGACGGGAATGCAACTTCATCGCTTCGATGTTCACGATGATGACAGCATTGTCGGCTTCGGCTGCTTCGTTGATCTGCACGCGGCGCTTCGCAGCACTGCCCTGAATGACAAACGGGTTCGCCTCAGGAAGCCACCGCTTGATCTCGCGTTCCCAGTTCCGTTTCAGGGAGTTGGGGCAGACGATCAGAACAGGGTAAGCCTCTCCGATCATGTCGACAGCACGAACAGCCGACAATGTCTGAAAACTCTTGCCAACTCCCATTTGATCCCCCAGGAGCACACTGCGTGCTTTGACCAGAAAGTCACGCCCGGGGATCTGGAACGGATACAGGATGTTGTCGTGCCCATTGGTGTAGTCGGAGCTACCTGCGAGCGACAACGCTTCACGCAGTGACAGCACTTCGTTACGACGCTCCCGCTCAGAACGCGCCCAAGCGGCAAGCTCCGGTTCGACAACGATGCGGTCCCCGAACAGCTCGCGCAGCACGATGCACGCGGCATACGACTTCGGAAGCGTCCAGCGCTTTGCCTTGCGGTCCCACTTCTTACCAGGGATCATCTTGATCTGATAAGAGTCGTTCCACAGCGTTTCGTCGGGATCCCCGTTCGCCTTGCGGCTGAACAGGGTGATCCGGTCGTCTTCGCCGAGTTCGGCATAGATCTCATTCATCGTTCATCCTTCCGTCGTAGGTTCCATACTAGCATTCCGCACCAGTTCTGACCAGCGGGGATAGTCCACATCCTTGAGGATCGCGAACGCCTGCCTGGCGGCGTCGTTGGCGTGACGCATCCCGGGTGTTGACCACCCGACAGCTTTCAGCATGTCGTCACTGGCGAATTTGAGATTCGCCTTCGCGTACTGGCGAACGTCGCTCACGCCGTGAAGCGCGGCGATCGCCTTCACCATGCCGGTGACCTCAAGCGCCTCGGTCTGCTGCGAGAGCTTCGCGGTCTTCGGCGTGATGATGTAGCGTTCGATCGCCATGTGGATGTTATCCGGTTTGACACCCCGTGACTGCCTGCGTAGTTCGTTCCAGAATTGCCGTGGGAACGTCTCTGCCTCAAGGTGCATACCTTCGAACCACGATCGCTCCCTTCCCGATCGCCATGTGAACACGCCGGTCATGAGACCGGGGTCGATACCAATAATCACGTATTCGTTACT